TGAAGCAAGTACATCAACATAAGCGGCAGCGGCAACAGTTAATCCCTTAACATCGGATGATCCTGTTCCATAAAGCAATTTAGTGTCCTCAATCTGTTTCAACAACTCAATCCAGCGGGTTGTGATGTAGGATGTGAACTGTGGCATATCTTCCAGGATTTCTTCCGAGAATTTAATCCAGGTAGCGATCTTTTCAACAGGCCACTTAACAACAGCAGGTGTAAAGTCTGACTGTGGTTTCTGTGCGCCTTCTGCTACCCTTGCAAATCCGTTGGTAGTTGCAGATTCGTAAGGCATCCAGATAGTATTCGATGTTGCGGTTCCGATTGGAAGCAAATCACGAACGTGCATCCTTCTGCCGGGGTTGTATTGGAATGGTGTGAATTGTGGAGGGATGGTATCAGCTACCCGTGTAACGGTTCCAACCTTTGTCTGCATAATATCGATTCCTTTAAGATCCAAAGTACCGCCACGTTTAGCAGCTTTCCAGTTGGTCATCCAGTCCATGCCTTTTATAACGTGCATGATTTGGTCATAAATAGGCGCATCCGAGTTCGGTACATTCGACTTCTGAAGTTTTAAATCAAGTGCATCGCACTGTGATTGTAAGGCGGTGAATTTGGCACCGTAGCTTTTCAGTTCTAATGACATCTCAGGGGATAGTTCGCCCATTGTGGCGAGTTTCTCCAGTAGCGGATCAATCTTGTTGTCCACTAATTTGCTCATTTTGCGCTCCAGCTTTTCTGCTTCCTGCTGCAAAATATCTTTTTCGTTTTCCATTTTATTTGGAATATAGTTGTTTGTAAAAATTGATTAATTGCGCCTCCGGTGTGCGGGTAGCTGGTTTGTCAGGTTCTTGAATCGCTTCGGGTGTGCCGGTAGCTTTATAAATTGCCTGAATATCTTTAAGTAACTTCTCAATCATTTCAAAGGTTTCATCTGAAAGGGTTCCGTTTCGCATCAACTCATTAAGTAAGTTCGTTTTCATTGTAAACTCTTCAGACTTTATCCCGGTGGTGGGTGTGATTTCATTAGCACCCCAAAGGACGGATGAACCCTCCCATAATCTAACCTCTTGAATCAGTTGGTAGTTCTGCTCGTTTCTGGATTGAATAATATTGAATCCTATTGAATGTTCTGTGATTGACCCCGATTGATATAGCTTTAATATGTCGTTTGCAAGTACGGTATCAGGGAATTTAGTCTCAAAATATAGTCCTGTTTCATCTTCTTTCAAAATAGAAGGTTTCCCAATCGGTTTCCCTGTGTCGTGATTGAATAGGTGCCAAATACGATTCGTAGTATCGGGTCCGTTCTGCTTCAGTGTATTACTGAATGCTCCTTTATCCATAACATCGCCATCACTATCCGGTAGTGGTTGACCTGTTGGCATGAATCCCCATGTAGAGAAATACCCTGTAACGGTGCGTCCCTTAGAATCGACATCCTTTACCTGACCACCAAACGATTTAATTCTAATTTCTTTTTCCATGATATTATATATTACGCCCCCAATTATATTCAGATTCTTTTACTCCATAGCCGACCGTACAACGGCAATTTATTACTTCTTCGGCGTCACCACCGGCATCCCCTGGAACATCTAATCCGTTGCTGAATGGTTCATCCATTGCGACCTTTTCTCCATTCAATGCAATATGTGATTCACGGGTTGCGGAGTCAATAAACGAAATCCACTCCTTTTCCAAATCTAATCCCGTAGCTTCTGCCCCCGCCTGACTGCTCATATTCGATGCACCGATTACCTCTGTACGTGCGATGCGTTCAGCCCTGTACTTCTGCGATATATTCAGATCTTTCATCATTTCTTTTGCTATATCCTGAATGCTTTTTCCGGATTCAAATCCTGCATAGGCTATACGGTCAACTACCGAAATAAAAACATCTTTAGTTGTTCCGGTTATCCATTCAATTCGCTGGCCGAGTTTGCCTTTGAGTTGTTTTTCTACCCATGTAAACCAGTAGTCAGTAGTGATTGGATTTGTTCTTCCGAAGTTTATAGCCTTCTGATCCGGCACTAACTGCCTGATCGTCTGTTCCCCAAACTGCTTTCCGACCGTTGTATATATGTTTTTCAATGCTTTCTCAATAGCTTCTGACCTGATCTGACGTTCTGCCACTGCTTTCATTTGTGCAGGGGTGGTGCATTTTGCAATATCTTCAATGAACTGTTTTGTATATGAATTTAACGCCTTTAAAATGATAGCCTTTGAGCTTCGGTAGTACCTGGCCCTCTGTTTCTCCTTTTCTATTACGCGTTTATCCATTTAGTTTAAAAATAATCCGTTCTTTAGTACTGCCTTCATCTGTATTTCAAGCATCGCAAACAACAACGCCCTATTCCATTCAATTGAAATGTTAATACTTGATTCCATGTAATGCCTTGTCTAACTCCGGTGATTCAATCGGCTGTGTAACATCCATTAGCGGAGCAATTCCCATCGGTGCCATAATAACATCGCCATCAATCTCTATCTTATCCAATCCCATCGCTTCTCTGCGCTCGTTGATGGTCATCCACCATGCCTGACTTAATCCCGCTGCCTGAATTGTTACGTCCTCTTGCAGTTCTGGGATGTCATCGAGTTCATATTCGAAATAAACATTCTGACCTGTGGCAGCATTGTACATATCGCATACCTTGTTCAAATCTTCTTTGAGCATTTCAAGTTCAGGAATGATAGCGTTATTCCATAACTGCCGTTGATATTCCCGTGCGTTAGCTGACTGCGTGGCATATTGGTTGTCGTTCATCAGTGCGGATGGTACGCCAAATATATTGCAGTAGTCCCGTAACGAAAGTTTTATATACTCCAAAACGTTCAGGTCGACAACTGATTTGCCAATCTCGTGAACCTCAACAGGAAGATTCTTTAACATGAAACGCTCTTTGCTTTGCTTCCTGAATTTGCTAATGAATCTTTGCCAGACTGTTTGAAATTGTTCTTCAGTCCATTCCTGGGTTGCTGTTTCTTTGGTGCCGGTTATGATGACATCAGGCCCTCCGTTTTCAAACTGCTGGCTCATACGTTCATATCCTGCATTGGTTGCAGTCATTACTTTGAGAGCGGCTTCAAGTGGTGCCATTCCATAAAGCTGCGAACCACTAAGATCATATTGCAGGTTCGTTGTCTTCCCATGAATGACCTGTGCCGCTGGGATTGTTTTGTAGATATTCCCGATCAGCAAATGATATGCCTTCACAGGCTCAAGCCAATCGCCCTGAATTATTTCAACTTGTGATGCTGGCAGTAGGTGCATTTCGGCTGGTTTGCCTTTATTCATTCCGCTATCAGGTGCAATAACATATATATATCTATTCCCTGTAACTAACCGCCAGCACAATGCCTCATCAATGAATTGGTATTTATCTTGGGTTTTATTTGGGTTGTTCAGCAGTTGCATCATTGTTTGATCTACTGCTTCCTCGTCTGTATTTCTATCTTCCAAGCACCATTTAACCCCGATAGTAGGGTTTACAATCTTGCGAATAATAGGATAAATATTAACATTTCCGGCATATCCTTCATTGACAAATGTATTAATATTATCGGGTAATGCAAACGGAGTGCCTTTAGAAACGAACTGATATATAATTTGATTTGCCAGGTTCTCAAGCGGCTTCGATGAATTAAATATATCTTTCTTCAACATTTACAGGCGGTTTAAGTTTACAAATATAGATATGATTTGCACGTTTATGTATTATGTTAATAATTAAGCAAAGAAATCAACAGGAGTTGGGCGGCCTAATTTAGTCATGATGCCATACCTTGCGCTGTCAATACCATGATTGAACGCATCAATAGGTTTGTTGGTTGGCTGCCCTGCCTTGTCAGAAATCCATGAATAATTTCGGAATTCCTTTATCAGATTTACGGAACTCTGCGTTATGTTTATCCGGTATTCTTTCATCTTGTCAATTCCCTTCCTTATCGAGTCTTCGCCCTTCATGGCTGGCTTAATGTTGAATCCTGCCCTGCGTAGATCTTCAATACTCTTGGGCTCTGCTGAATCTGCGAATATCTCATCATAATTCGGGCGGATCTCAAGATCAATCAGTATGCGGGCAATATCCGAATTCGTTAACCCGGTTCGGTATAGCTTTTCGTTCAGGAAAATATCTTTGTCTTTGATGGCACATTGAACGACTGCCGTAGGGTCGTTTGTATATCCCCAATCCAGTCCATAAAAAGTATTCAGTCCTTCCGGCATATGATTAATGATATTGAATTCTGTAAACACTAACCCGTCATAACTCCCATATTCACAGTCGATGTGAATTCGTTTGAAGTTTATATCCATTTCAGCGCGCCTTATGATACGCGCCTTTTCCGTTTCGGGAAGGAAGGGATTGTCAGTGTAGTTGGACCGTATCACATCCACCTTCCCGTAAAAGTCTATGAACTTTTCTAACCAG